CTTCAGCAGCCTGTGCTTTGATTGTTCCTGTATAACCTACCAAGGTCATTTGAACTGTGGTGATAGATTGTTTTGGTACAATAAAACTGCTGAAAAATTCTGTATTTAGAAAACTATTCCAATAGTTTGCGCCATTGGGGTTGCCACTCCAATAATAGCTGCCACTGGGATAATTAGCAAAGCTAGCACCATCAAACGATCCTTGCGATGACAACTTGGTAGTAGGAATAGTTAGCGGTGCGCTGGGCACATATCGAGGTAACACGCTGTCTACCACAGTGAGAGGAGCTCGTGCTCCAGACTGGGCATCAACAAATACTGATTCGTTTAGATTGCCGCTGGCTCTCATGATAGAATATGTCGCTGGCTCTGCTAATACTTCAAGCAATTCTGGCGCAGTAATTGTAACTTTAGCCCGTCCCAATGGTGCATTCAATATGACCATTTGTTCTTGCAACAACAGTTCAGTGCCAGCGGTGTTCATTACTTGAAACATAAATGTGCTTCCAGTAATATTGACAGGTTTTTGTTCTTGATTTACAAACTCAAACAACAACACATTGTCAACGCCTTTATTAATTGTTAATGGTTTTGCGTACACAGGGTTATACCTATAAGTAAAAGATTCGCCATCGACAGTGTCTATCAATAATACTTGAGTGATTTGTTGATATAAATACGCCGTGGTTGAATACATAATGATCTCCAACAATATTTATGGGAAATGATTTGTTTGCAAAATTAGCTGAAAAATATCCGTTTATAACACTTTGTGCCTATGCCTCCGCTGAATATGTGGGAATCGTACAAAATCAAGACGATGCAATAACTACCATTTACGATTTTGGCAGCATTCAGGACATGGATCAAAAGCGACTATTTTTGGAACTGGCCAGTGTTTGGTGGTGGGAAAGTAATCGTAGTATTCCAATTAACATTTTTTTAAAACGAGAATGGGAACCTTTTAGAGTTTATTTAAAAACATTCAGCAACAAAGATCTAGTAATACTACACGGTCCTGTGTGCAGTCTAATAGAAATGAGTCGTAAAAAAACCAAACGCAAATCAATTACACTGGTACGAAGACTTGATTGAGAAGATTCATGTGCAATGCTACCAAGGCTGCATAACTCAAAGCATGTGCTTTTTTAAATGTATAGCCTCTACTGTCGTCACCGTCCCAGACACTGGCAAATACATCTTTCCATGCTTGATTTTGTAAATGTGCTTTGCCTGGCCTAATGACACTGATAAAAGCTGCCATTCTGGGAATACTGTCAGGTCGCATGGACTTTAATAATTCTGTGTAGTTTCCTATGTGTGACAATTGACTAGCCCAAGCAGAGTCTTGCCATAATCTTTCCCAGGGCGGTGTGGCCATCAGCATTTCTTCATAGTGATCAGGGCTAGTAATCAGTTGGTAAACTCCCATGTTTAAAAAATCAATCTTGAAATATCCCCTGGTTTCTGCAGATTCATAGTCTATTGCAGCACAATTGTTGATGGGATCATAGGGAATATCTGTTGGATAAACCCCAGAATTGTGTCGACGCACCTGACCATTGATTAGTTGTCGTGCAGGAATATGTTGAATCAGTTTGAGTATTTGATCTCTGTCAGCAAAGTCTATGTCAATATCTGCACTCATTACCAACCTGCTTTCTTTAAAATATCTTTGGCATATTCCTGATCTGCTGGGTAATCTCGAAATTTTTTCATCCAAATATCTGCGTCAATGTAGGACCAAATCATTGCAATTTGATCAGGGCTCAATTCAGACAAGAACTTTTGGCCAGACTCTGAATTATATATAACCCAAGGACTGATGCGACCAGTGGTAATTGCATGGCACATGGCATTTGAATTGCCATAGCGCAAACAATCATGCGCAGGATTTGATGTCTGCTCTTGCCAACTGATGCCAAATTCAACTGCTCTGGCCAATGCATCGCTGACATTTTCTAGTTTTAAATAATCTAGTAGATATTCTGTGTAGATTGAATCTTTACACCAATGGTCAATTTTTTTGTTTTGTTTCAGCACCCATTCAATAAATCTAGCTGGATTCACTGCACGAATATCCACACAGTAACGACCAAACTTCACAAAGGCCCGGTAGTAAGGCGAATCAGCAAAATCATCGTAGGTTTTTAATTTTGCAGAGCCTTGTGTGAGTTCAAAAAACTTTATATATGCCTGGAACCCAAGTTGTACTCCTCGCTCGTCTTTTTCTTGTCTACGCCGTCTTGGCTCGCATGAATGCACTGAGAGACTGGATTCTTTGACAAAGCTTTTCTTACAATACTGACAAGTATAGCTCATTGTTCTGTTTGTCGCTGAAAGTGCCTGGTTAAATTATTTTTTTCTATGTAGTTTTTTATATCTGTTCTCACCATCACAGTGCCAAAGATTGGTGCCAGCATGGCCAATTCGTAGGTGGTAATGTCCGGAGCAGGAGCGTATCTCCAGCCACCAAACACAATTTCTTTAAACTCAGGCACCTTGGCTTCGGGCACTTCTTTTTTGAACACTGACCAAATCATTTTGTTTTCTCCATTCCTAGATCACGCATGTACATATCCAGTTCTTTTTTTGTTGTGATAGCAGCCAACAATTCAATTTCATCCATTTTACGATTAGGAAACAACTCAGCCAATTGTTTTTTAAATCCTGATGCACCGGCTTCTTTTTTCTTGGGCGAAATCCATTGATGCCTAAAGGATCCCATTCCAGGGCTTACCGCAGTGGCACACAACCACTGTAATTTAGGATGCTTGTTGATGGCAAAAAAATGTTTGTTGAGATAATGATTGCAACTTTGCACATAGTATTCTTGCAATTCTCCACTGCCTTGCACACTACTGCTCCAACGAATCATGAGAAAATTTGAAAATTTTTTCTTTTCTTCATCTGTTAGTTCATCGTAGAAATTTCTATTCTTTGAATCCAGCTGTGCCATTTCATTGGCAATGTTAAGTTTATCCATTGGAACTACCACGCTTTGTTATAGTCTACTACTTCACAATTACGACTAATGTCTTTGACAAAGTACACACAGTCTGGTTTTGAACCTTCGGTGATTGGCACACATAACATTTGACCGTTTTTTAACTTGGGTGCATACCAGGTTACTTCTTGATACACATCAATGATTTCAATATCCAAGAAGCTTGGTCTAAAACTGCTCAATGGATTAAATTGAAATGCTTTGAATCCTCTATCGTTGATGCTAGTTAGAGGTAATACTTCGAGATCTCCCATGTCTGGTTCTCCAATTAATATTTGCCAGTCCACTGGCATTTTAATTTTGTTGTTTCCAATGCGCAGCACCAACGCAGGTGTACTGAAACTTTCTAAAAATATCAATGGTATGTAATGATAGTCTGGGTCAACTGGGGTCGAGTTATCTAGTATAGCAAAACGCATATCATCTACTTCCGCTGGAAGATGATCTAGTTCAAAATGTTCATTGTCAAGTGTTAGTATTCTCATATGCTTAGTATATATTAATTAATGCGTTTAGTCAATGTTTTATTTTGTGATTTAAAAATATAGATACACCTATTTTTTGATTGTGTCCACTGGCAGCGCAGTGCAATTGGTTACGATCAAATACAATAACTGACCCAGGGTTCCAATCTACTACCCGATTAACTGTTAACCCGTGTAGATCTTCAATGGGAATATGGCTAATGTATCTAGCATGCATCTCCGAATCAAACTTTTTGCCGGGCTTATAGTTTATAATCTGCGAATAGTCGCTGGTACGATGATCGGCTGTGCCTGCTCCTGTGATCGATCTAACCTGCACCAAGTGTTCTAGATCAGCAATAAATTTATCCGTGACATCAAACTCTGTGACTAAATTTGGTTGTGTTTGGCATTGTTCAAGCAAAACTCTTATATCTTCGACCCAGATAAATTTACCAGAACGATCTGGCAGGTTATATCTAAGAGGCGAAGCATTTGTGCGTGAAAATCTAGTGCTAGGGCCTAACCAATAGTTATCAAATAATACTGTGCCGGCGTAGCCATCATTCCATAAAGGAATTAATACATTTTTATATAAGTCTTGTTGTCCATCAGAAGAA